AGCCAGCTTGGCCGACAGACCACGGGCGCGCCGTTCGGCCGTGGTGTTTGCGCGCCAGATATCGCGCCACGATAGCAGCGGCAGCGCTGGGGGACTCGGCGCGCACGCGGCGCGGGTAGTCGGTGCAACGGTACAGGCGCGTCGGCGCCGGGGGCTCTGGGGTCCAGGGTCCGGTGTTCATCTCATCATCTCCTCAAAACAGCGCCGGTTCATCCGGCAGGGGCGCCGCAGGCGGGCGCACAGGGCGCGCGCCAGGCGGCAGGCAAGGGTAGTCCAGCAGCCGCGCGGGAAACGGCCACAGCGGCCCGCGTAGGGGCTCTGCGGGGGTGTCGGGGGCGAGGGGCTGCGTCACACCGGCATCCGGGTATAAAACCGGCCGCCGGCTTCCACGATGCGACGGTCGGTGACGCCGCGTACCGGCGGGCAGCCGGCGAGCCGGATCTCAACGCCGGCACGCACTGCGGCTCGTTCGCCGGCAGTGAGGCCGGACACGCGGCGCGCGCCTTTCTGCGCACCCCAGCGGGTGCATGTGGCTTTCGTGGCGTATTGCATCTTCTCTCTCCTGTGTCTGCGCCACCGTGGCGCATCCCAGAACCCCCGGCGGGGGGCTCGGCGGATGCGTCAGGGCAGATCGCGCCAGCGCTTGCTGCTGATGTCGCGCGTGGCTATAGCGATGCCGCGCTCATAACGCGTTCCGGCGTCCAGCAGCTCACCGACGTAAATTGTGTGGTGCCGGTATCCTGAGCGGAAGCGCCGCCAGGCTTGGCGCTTGGCGCCGGCTAGGGTCTGAGCAGTCAGCTGCTCGCGATAGCCGATGATGTCGTTTCCGGATATTGCGGCGTAAAACATGGTCTGTTTCTCCTATCTACCGTCAGTGTCAGAGCCCGAGCGCCACCAGGGCGCCTAGGGCGAAACCGAATGCGATGGCAAACGCCACGCAGGCGGGGGTCAGGGGGGTGTCGTGCATGGTCGTTCTCCAGTGTGCCCCGGTGCGGGGCGGGTGTAGTTTCGGGGGCGTGGCTGACGTGGGGCTTACAGATCCGCCAAGCATCCAGCACATTCGGTAGCCAGATCCGGGCGTCCGGCAGCAATCCAATCCGCCAAGCCGTCACGGTCAGCCGCCGGGGCTTCGGACAGCACGCGAAACACATCGCAAGCCCGCAGGGCCTGCAGGTTATCTGCGGCGATCTGGATCAGGGTTTCGTATCGGGGCATCGTCATCTACTCCTATCGTTATCCGCGCAAACCGCGCGCTATAACCCCGCACGCGGGGCTATAACTCGGGGTCAATATCCGTACCGCATGCCAAAGTCAATACCCCAGCGGTGATCGCATTCGCAGCAGCGATACTCACCGTGCCCGTTGCTCTCGGTTTCCCTGCAACCGCAATCGGGGCACATCTCGCCGGCAGCAATCGCCACATCGTCGGCTAGCTCCTGCGGGGTCTTCGTCTTCGTCATCTCTCTACTCCTTATTACCGGGCCCGCAGGCCCGTGGTTATCAGCCGCAGATCACCCAGTCGCGCTGGCTCGTCACGCCAAGCTCGCGCGCCAGGGCTTCGAGCTCGCGCTTGTCGGACTGCCGCATCGCTGCGCGGTGGGCCGCCGACAGGGTACGGGCCGCCAAGTCGGGCATGCCCAGGGCGACCGCCTTGCGGGCTGTCGCTGCGTCGCGCTGCTGAGTCTTCGTCATCTCTCTACTCCTGTTCCGCACCGCCCATCGGCGCGACACACGCATCATCGGGGGCTTTCCTTACGCGAAACTTACAACCCAGCGCAGTGTGGGGGCTTTCGGGGCGTGGTGCCGGTGTGTCTAGTCCGGTGGCGCGGGTGTGGCAGTGGCTCTCCCCCTGTGTGGCAGATGTGGCAATGGAACATCAGACCCTAATTGCTTATACCATTCTGGGGTATTAAATAGCGTGGCAGTTGCCACAATTGCCACACTACCCACAAACCACCCGTGGCAGTCATGGCAGTCCGTCGGAGCGCGCTTAGCAACCCCGGTGGCAGTTGCCACACTTGCCACAATTGCCACGCATCAAGCGCTCGTTACACCAGCTTGCGTCAACTCACGTTGACACGTTAATAGGCACTCACTTGCACTCGAGCCGGTTCCCAGCGCTGCGCTCGCCCTGCCGGCTCTGTGCTGCGCTGCAGCATGGCGCAGGCCAGGCCGTGTGCATGCTCATCGTCAGTGTGCTGATGATCGGGGAGGGGGGGAGGGGCGCGGCAGACCCCCCGGCCAGGGCCCGCGCAAGGTGTGAAAGTGTGTGGAGCCCCCGCACGAAATTTTTTTTGCACTACACTTCGCGGATGTTCCGCGATCTTCCAGTCCGCGCACGCGAGCTAAAAGCCACGCCAGAAATGCTGGAGCGCATATACGATGCCGCTCGCTTGGGTTTGCGTGGAGAATCTCTTGCACTGGCGGCGGGTATGTTGCCGGCTGAGTTAGCGCGGCTGAAGATAATGGACCCGATAGCCGAGGTAGCGGAAATGAAAGGCCGCGCCGACAGCGAGATGGAAATGTCCCGCGTGGTATTCGATGCTGCGCAGGCTGGGGATAGTAAGGCGGCGCTGGAGTTTCTCCGTCACAGGCACGACTGGGTAGCGAAGACGAATGTGCAGGTGGACGTGAATACTCAGATTAGTGTGGTGGCGGCGCTGGAGGCTGCGAACGGGCGGTTGCAGCGAGGGTTGGCGGTGGAAGTGGAGGATGCGGTGGAGGTAGAGCCGCGCCCCGCTGGTAAGATAGCCGCGCCGCCGTCGCCTGCGGCGCTGCCGGCCAAGGAGTCTGTGTATGCCGAACGCTCTGATGAACGATGACGCTGCTGCAATGTACGCCACGCGGTACACGGGTCCGAGGCCCGACAGGCCGGTGGTGAACGGGCGGGCGGTGGTGACGGCGGAGGAACTGGCGGATTTCCGGCGGCTGTTCGGGGCCGATAAGACCCTGCGGGATTTGCTGAATGCTGACAAAGCGCTGGTGCGGCCCGGAACGCCGTCGGCGATGGACCCCCGGGCGCGGGGGATGCAGGGGGCGAACGTAGCGCCGGGAATGCCTGGGGTGATTCCGGGTGGTGGCCCGGGGCCGGCGGCGCAGGGTCGGATTTCCGGCGAGGTTGAACGCAATGTGATGAATGCGCTGATGGCGCTGGGCCCGATGATGGGCGGGGTGCCGCGGGCGGCGAATGCGATGGGTATGGTCGGCCGTCGACCGGGGCCGGGCGATTGGAGGAGTAATCCGCCGCCTGGCGCGGATCCGGCTCGGTGGAGTGAGATTGTTCGGCAGATTGAACAGGCGTATCCGATGACGGCGCCGCGGCCGCTGCCGGGTGTGACGCGCTGATGCAGAAGCCGATATACACCGCGACCGAGGAGCAGGCGCTGATGACGCGCCTGTGGGAACCGCGTATTCGGGACGACCCCGAGGCGTTTGTGTTGCTGGCGTTTCCGTGGGGGCAGCCGAACACGCCGCTGGCGGCGTTCGACGGGCCACGGAAGTGGCAGCGGCGCGTGCTGCGGATGATGAGGGATCACATCGGGGCGAATCGTGGGCAGTTGGAGATGGACACCCTGCGGGCGGCTGTTTCCAGCGGGCGCGGAATCGGGAAGTCGGCGCTGGTGAGTTGGCTGATTCTGTGGATGCTCACGACGCGGATCGGCAGCACGGTGATGGTCAGCGCGAACAGTGAAGCGCAGCTGCGGGGCGTAACGTGGGGTGAGCTGACGAAGTGGTCGGCGATGCTGATTAATTCCCACTGGTGGGAGATTTCGGCCACGAAGCTCATGCCGGCGCAGTGGCTGACGCAGATTGTTGAGCGGGATTTGAAGAAGGGCACCCGGTACTGGGCGGCCGAGGGTCGGCTGTGGAGCGAGGAGAACCCGGACGCGTATGCCGGCACGCACAACATGGACGGAATGATGCTGGTGTTCGACGAGGCGTCGGGCATCCCGGATCCGATCTGGGCTGTGGGCGCGGGGTTTTTTACGGAGAACATCCTCGACAGGTACTGGTTGGCGTTCTCTAACCCGCGTCGCAATGAGGGGTATTTTTTTGAGTGCTTCCACGCCAAGCGGGATTTCTGGAAGAACATCCAGATCGACGCCCGCAGCGTCGAGGGCACCGACCAGCGGGTGTACCAGCAGATTATTGACGAGTACGGCGAGGATTCGCGCGAGGCGCGGGTTGAGGTGTACGGTGAGTTTCCGGCTGCCGGCGAAGACCAGTTCATTGCGCCGCGCTTGGTGGACGACGCCGTAAAGCGGCCGGCGTACAAGGATCCGACCGCACCGATTGTGCTGGGCGTGGACCCCGCGCGCAGTGGCGCGGACGCAACCGTAATTGTGGCCCGTCAGGGGCGTGATCTGGTGGCGATTCGGCGGTATCGGGGCGACGACACGATGACCGTGGTGGGCCACGTGATTGACGCCATCGAGGAATTCCGGCCCGCGCTGACGGTGATTGATGAGGGCGGGCTGGGATACGGGATTTTGGACCGCCTGACTGAGCAGCGGTACAAGGTGCGCGGCGTAAATTTTGGCTGGAAGGCCAAGTCCAGCGTGATGTGGGGCAACAAGCGCGCCGAACTGTGGGGCGCAATGCGCGACTGGCTGAAATCGGCTCACGTACCGGCTGACCGGCAGTTGAAGGCCGACCTGACGGGGCCGAAGACGAAGCCCGACAGCAGCGGAACGGTGTATTTGGAGTCGAAGAAGGACATGAAATCGCGCGGCCTGGCGTCGCCGGACGCTGCTGACGCGCTGGCATGCACGTTTGCGTTTCCGCTGGCCCACAGGGAGTACAATGCCAAGGAGCAGCGCCGCTCGATCAGTGATCGCGGCGTGGTTTCGGCGGGTTGGATGGCTCACTGAGGGCTTCCGGGAG